TAGGAAAGAAAGGATCGAATATAGGAGCAGTGAGAACTATTATGAATGCCGCAGCAATGAAGTTAGGTAAAAGAATAGTGATTGAAATAATTGATTAGAGGTGAAAATGAGTTTAGATATCTCAAATGAGAAATCAAATTATGTTTACCCAGGGGTACAGCATAAATATAAACCTACGTTAACTGTTATTTGTTGCGATAATTGTTTAAAAAGATGTGACTGGTGTTTCAGGAAACGATTTTATTTGGATAGATTGTCTAATGACAAAGTTGCAAGTATTGATAAAGTTGTTGATTATGTTGCAGAACATAAGGAAATTAAATCAATTCTTTTTACTGGTGGTGACTCATTTTTAGCTGACTCAAAGTATATGATGGAAATGATTATAGCATTAAATCAATTTGATCATATTACATCATATAGATTTGGAACAAGGGCAGTTGTATTAGATCATCATACATATTTTAATTTAACAGAAGTGTTGAGTATGGCTAGTAGGAAGACGGTTTATATTATGCTTCATATAGTTCACCCTGATGAGATAACAAAAGATTTAAAGAAAATCACTCTAACACCTAATACACGATTTTATTTATCTCAAGTGCCGCTATTGAAAAGTATTAACAACGATTATGAAATACTTAGCGAGTTGTTTATTAAAATGGAACAAATAAGAATTAGTCCGTATTATATATTTCAATGTAGATATGTTGATGGAAATAAAAAGTATATGGTTACATTAGATGAAGGGTATGAGTTGATGAGATCGTTAAAAAGGCGTCTTAGTGGGGTTAGTAAGCGGTTTAAATATGTGATGTCAACAGATGAGGGCAAGTTAGAAATAGTAGGAAAGAATGATTTACAAAATGTAATTTATTTGAGTTACCACCAAGCAAGGGATGAAAAGAATTTAGGATATATTATTCCAGTAAATAAAAATGCGGTTTGGATGAGAAACGGTCAGCCAATTTTTATAAGGAAATAGATATGTTTTTAAAGAATTTAATAAAAATAGTTATATTGATAATTATACTATGTCTTTTACTTTATTTTTCTAATAAATACGCTAAGCAAATAAAATCAACAATTAAGAAAGGATTTAGGAAGACTCAGATACAGAACGTAATAGAAAGTGCGGGAGTTTTGGGTCTGAGTCTTCCTAAATGTAAGATGTATTTGTATAATCGGAATAATTTTAGAAAGGGTTGAGATAAAAATGAGTAATGAAACAAAGCCAACAAAAGAAACAGCATTACAGAAACAGGCGTTTGAATACTATTATGGATTAAAGGCTGATAGATCATATGTTAAGGTTGCATTAAGATTTCAAAAATCAACCTCCACAATTGAGAAGTGGGGAAAACTACACCAGTGGGGGAATCGAGTAGAAAAAAGAGACAATGATGCACGCAATAAGGTTGTTGAGCAACAACAGGTAGAAAAGGAAGTTGATTTTATCCAGAGAAACCTTAAAGTAGCAAAAAGAGGAATATTTGAATTTGCCAAAGCAATGCAGGAAGGAAAAATTAAATTTACTGTTTCTGATTACATAAATCTAGTTAATTTGGAATTAAAATTACGCACAGGTGTAGATCAACGTATACAAGTTGATATTAGACAAGAAATACAGCATTTAAGTAATGAGGAAATAATGAAAAGAATAGAGGATAAGGTTGATGAATTAAAGAATTTACCATCTGTGCAGCATTTTAATGAATTGCCTAAAGTAAATGTAATAGAGGCCGACTACAAAGTTTCAAAACAAAAAGAGGAGGAAAGTAATGTTGAGGAATCCGATTAATGTAGGTCTTAAATCTAATGAGTTTTTAAGAGGAAAGGTTAAATGGTTTGATGAAAAGAGAGGATATGGATTTATTTTAGACAATGCAAGGAATGAGTATTTTGTCCATATTAGCAAAGTGAAGGGAAATGTATATTTAAAGACCGACCAGCGTGTTAGATTTAAAACAATTAAGGCGTTTAAGGGAACCCAAGCATGTGAGGTGGAGATAGATGACTGAGAATTTACATCCTAGTTTTTTAACACAAGATAGGGATGTTGTTTCCCTAAAGAGTTATATAGATTCCATTATGCAATTATGTTCAATGATAAAATTGGATAGGTTTTATCATACTGTGTATGGGATATCAAGAGGGGGTGTAATTCCTGCTGTTTGGATATCTCATCAGGCTGATTTAAAATATATAGATGACGTATCACTCATTACAAAAAAGACACTTGTTGTGGATGATATTGTTGACAGTGGAAAAACAATTTCGTTTTTGTATAAATATTTGGGATTTGAGCCAGATGTTGCGGTTTTGTATTACAAAAAAGAGTCAATTATAAAACCAAAATATATGATCCATGTTACAAATAAATGGATTGTTTTTCCTTATGAGCAACAAGGGGGTGGGATTGGATAGGTTACTAAAAATGTCGGCCATGTTTTTAGGACTACCACCCCTTTGTGTATTATTACTCTAATTAAAGGAGGGGTTATGGCAAAGAAGAAAAAGGCAACAAAGAAGAAGTCAGCCAAAAAGAAGACAGCAAAGAAGAAAAAGGCAACAAAGAAGAAAAAATAATTTGGCAATGGATAAGACCACTATCCAGAAAGGGGTGTTTGTGGTTGTGCAGTTAGGCATCCCTTAGTATTTGGGGGGCACATGAAGAAACTTAATAAGAAACAGAAGAAGAGGAGAAAGAAGAAACGTAAGAAGAAAAAAGGAAAAGGAATTAAAAAGAAGTGAGAATATAATGGGATTATTAGAACAATTAAAAGATAGGATTCAAGGCAAGGCACCCAAAGGAGCAAAGAGATCAAAAGACTGGAGGGGCGTAAGGAAGCAATATTTAAAAGACCACCCCAAATGTGCGTTATGTGAGTCGACCACTAAATTACAAATTCACCATATAATTCCTTTCCATATCGCACCAGATAAAGAATTAGATCAAAATAATTTAATTACATTATGTGAAAACAAGAAATATGGCGTCAATTGCCATTTATTGGTTGGGCATCTGGGAAACTATCAACGTATCAATGCCAGTGTTTTACTTGATGTTATGACATGGAATGCCAAAATAAAAGGAAAGGTTTGATGATGTGTATAAGTAAGTGGATTAAGTTATATGTGCATGTAATTGTAAAGAATATCACTAGGAATAGAGAGAATCATTATATTGTGAAGGTTCACAAGCATTTGATGAGGCCAGTTTGTCATTGTATTTGTGGGTATGTGCCTTGAGGTTATTAATTTTGTGCGCAGTGTTAAATTTAGGAATGAGTTGGGATTGGTTAAATGACAATCCTTTATGGGATGCGTATAAGAAAACGAAGAATATGAAGCATTCGATATGGTTGACGGATAATATGGAGTTAAGTATTGAATTTGAAACGAATTTTATTGAAAAGAATATGATAACTGGAAATATAATATACCATTTTTAGGGGTTAGTATGGAAAAGGAAGATAAGTTAAATGTTTCTGTAAGTATTGGATATTCAAATGACAATGAGTTGATTGTATATGGTTCTGATACAGTATTGATGGAATTTAGAGATGCAGTGAATAGTTTAATTAATAGAATGTTGATTGATCGGAAAATAACTATGACTCAAATTGAACTCACAAATAGTTCAAAACCCAAAAATATTACATTTGTGAAGACAGTTATTGGAGGAAAAAATGAGCATAAAAAATAAATCGTATATTACAGGGGTATTTATGTCAGGATTTCTGGTTGGATTCATTATAGCGATTATTTTGCTTTGGTGTGCTGTATAATTCCACGTGAAACAATACAGGGACGCTCAGGTGACACTTAAAGGGCAAAACAGGATAGATCATAAGGGGAGGGTGAAGAAATGCTCACAGGAGGCAAATATGAGCAAATTTATAGATGATTTGAAGGATATTATAAAGAAAGTGACAAACGGAAGATGGCCTACTTCAAGAGTCACCCTTCAGTTCCACAATAAATCATTACGTATTGAAATAACGATTTCAATGTATAAGGTTATAAAGATAATGGTATGGAACAATAATGAAGTATTATATAACGACAGGCATGAAAATGGAATTATAGATAAGTTTTGGAATTCATTAGAAGATTGGTTAAATCAAGAAGGAGGGAATTATGGAGATAATGATTAATGGACAATTGTATAACAAAATTGAAACAAGTCCAGCGTGGAAGCAATATGAGATGAAGTTTTGGGCAAAGGGGAATAAAGAAGCGGAATACAATGTGGCAAATTTGTTTTTGAAAACGCCTAGTTATAGGATTATACAGGAACGGTGGTATCATAAATTATTAGATGAGATTCATAATTTGTTTGTTTTGCAATAAATGGAGGAGTCATGGACACAACAGTAAAAATTAGGCCAACAGGACATTTAAGAATCATTTATAAATCAAAAGGGAGACTATCTGATTTTTTATGGGGACGCAGGAAAGTTCTTCAATACGCTGCCCTAGATCAAGAAAACAGAACACATTGGTACGATATTCCAGAACATAAAGAATGCCAAAAATGTAAAGGACAATATGAGTTAATGATGAATTGTCCTGCATGTGGTCGGTCTGGAATTGTTTCAAATGATTCAGAGGATATTTTATGAATTTTCTTTTAATCATGGGTGCAATCGCTTTGATATTAATTATTTCGATCTTTTTTTATTTGTTTATAAGGTTACTTATTGTTTCAAACAATGAGGTTCATTCGTCAATTGAGGAAAGACAACGAGCAATGGATGTATTAAAGGGTGATAAATGAATTTAGATGAAAGGATTAAAAACGGCAAGCGAGATATAAATAAAATACGGAAATTTGTTGGGCTGCCTAAATTAAAAAGTGGACAAATTAGATGTTTAAAATGCGAGGGATATTTTTATTCTATTGATAAAGTAAACAATAGAATTTGTAAAAAATGTGGAGGACATCAATATGGAAAAGGTACATATAGCTTACGCTTACACACAAGATGAAGCGTTCAGGAAACCGCTATTTGCTTCAGATTCATTAGATCACCTTGAGGAAATGTTACGTGATTTCCAAAAACAACCAGACGGAAAATACCATAGGGACGAAAATAATTTTGTGATTACTGAAGTTGATACTATTTCAGTCACAAAGGCTGGAAACGCTTAGAAGGGAATTTTATGGAAACGATAATTGATGCAAAGAGATACTTAAGAGAAAATTGGGAAATAGGAGTAAAGTGCCCATGTTGTGGACAAAGGGTACAAAAATATAAGTTCAAATTTAATTCTGGCATGGCAAGGCTGTTAATTGAGTTTAGAAAACAGGATGATTGGATTCATGTGACAAATCATTTTAGAAGATTAGGATTAAATGCACATGCTATGAACTATGGTAAATTAAAATTTTGGAAATTAATTGAGAAACAGAAGAAAGAACCAACTTTAGATAAAAATTCAAACGGATATTGGAAAATAACACATATAGGTAAAGATTTTGTTGACCAAAAAGTAAGTATACCCACACATGCTTATTTTTTCGATAATAAAGTCATAGGATATAGTAGTAATGAATTAAATATCACAGAGGCACTTGGTAAGCATTTTAGTTATTATGAATTAATGTATGGAGGCGATAGATGAGATGTCCGAGTTGTGATAAGAAATTAAGGTTTGTATATGGTTATCAAGAGTGTGAAAGGCGATTTGATGTTAAAAATGAGCAATTATATATGCGATTGAAAAGGAAAAGTGTTTTCCTTGGAGATATCGAGTATGAATGCCCACATTGTGGAATAGTGTTAGGTGATGATAAAGACATTGAGATGATAAAGGAAAAGAAGGTATAAAATGACAGGATCACTTATTGGGGTTGTAGTTATATTTATATTAATAGGTGTTGGTATTTACGCTTTTGTTTCTGTTTATTCATCAAAAGATGACTTTGAAGAAATGCACAGATTACAGAGGGAATTATGGAGATTAGAAGAGGAAATGTTTGAATTGGAAAAAGAAATAGCAGAAAGAAATAGCAGAAAGAAATAGCAGAAAGAAATATTAAGGAGGAAGAAAATGACGGAATACATGAAGGAATTGAACGAGAGGATAATTGAGATTTATAACAAAACACCACACCATCCGGTTATGGGTGAATCGCTTATTAGTCCTACAGATAGAGTAATAATTGAAGAGTTAGAGAAAATAAGAAAGAGATTGGATGATATGGAAAGTAAATTTGATATTCCTCTACCAACAGATTATGTTAGGAGATGATAAGCATGAAACCAATAAAGACGAAAATGTTTGAAGTGCCTATAATGTTTGAGTTAATAAAAATACATAATGGACAAATACACACGGGGGAATGGTTGAATTTAGTTCCTATACGGTTCAAGACGCAGGCGCATAAGAACATGACGAATATATTGGATTTTTTTAAGGACCAAGAGGTAACAGAGAAATTAAGGGAAAAGGTTATACATTCATTTCAAGATATATTAGAGGAAGAAATTATGGTGGGTCATTTAACACCAGAAGGATGGAATTTAGAAAGGAGCAACTGATGAATGATAAATTAATGGTTCCAAATTTAGCAGAAACAATACGTGATCGAGTGAGAGGATTTATTTTTGATGCAATTCCAGATGATCAAATAGATAAGATGATTGAGAAGGAATACAAGACATTTTTTGAAACTCGTTATGAGAAGGATTACAACGGTAGGGATAAAAAAGATAAACCACTTCCTTCGTATTTTGAAAAGATGGTACAAGAGGAAATGATGAAGCAAATGGATGAGGCGGTTAAATCAGTAATCCAAAAGAAGGTTAGTGAATTGGAGCAAGAATGGGAAGAGGATTTTCCAAGACTGCTTGGACCATTAGTTGAAAAACTTGCTCCATCGGCGTTGCAATCAGTTATAGGGGTTATTGTGAGTAGAACATTGGAATCGTTAAGGCAAAATACATATTAAAGGAGATGAAATTATGTATACCCAAGTAGGTAGTTGTCCTCATTGTGGTGCACCAATTTATTCACCAAGTGTTTGGCATGGAATTACACCGCCACCGCCCACATATTCATGCGCTTGTGTTCCTCAATCAAAAGTAGTGACAACGACAAACACCATACGAATAGATAATGATATTAAGGGTTTGGGCGAAATACAAAAGAATATAGAGGATAAAATAGGCAAAGAAAATATGGATATTATTTTTAATGCCCAAACTATTAAGAGCGACAAGATTAATTTCAAAATGGCAGAAATTAAATGACATTTAAAGAAATACAAATAGCATTTATGATACTCGTTCTAAGATACATCCAAACGGGTAGGTTAAACAACATAGAGAGGATCGAAGTGGATGATTTAATAGAGGATTTAGAAAAGATGTTAAATGATAAGAATGCGGATAAAAAGATAGAGGAATGTAGGAAGCATATAGAGGCGACAGTTGAGATAAATAGAATTTTAAAAGAGAAGGGAATAGTGAGATGAAAGATGAAGCATTGAGGTTATGTGATTGTATTATAATTTATTTAACAGAAGAGGATTTTCCAGACAGCGCGGTAGAGTTTATTGATAGTGTAGAGAAGAAGACAATAAGTATAAGGGACTGGGTGGAGAAAAACAATCACGCCACAGAGAACCAGATAATTGCATTGGAGAATATGTTAGAAGGTGTGGAGAGATGGCTTAAATAAAGGGGAATAGTATGGGAAAGTATTTTGAAATAGAGGGTTGCAAAGGCTGTAAGTTTTTTTATACTAAACTCACCAACGATCACAATATTAAAGACTATTGTGAGTTGGAAAAACAATATATTAAAGGAAAATATGAAGTCTGCCCTTATAAGTATAAGAAAGCATATGTTTATAAGGAAGGCGATAGATATATGGCTGTGGAGGTAAATAAATAATGCACATAATAAGTAGAGATATTTGGATGGATAATAATCCATTTGAGGAAGTAGATAAATGCCCACGATGCGGTGGCACTAATTTAGTAATAGAAACCCAGGGAGGGTTTGATGGTTGGGTATTCTGTGACGACTGCGACCTCTGGTGGTTTGAAATTTAACAATATCCAATCACATTAAGGGGCACAATAAAATGCACTTTAGTAATAAAAACAATAGGTTGATAAAAATAAAGTACGCGTTTAGAGAAAGGGAGAAATGAAACCAATAATTATACGAAACGAAACCATACTGAGACTATTTTCAATATTTATGAAAATAGACGGCATCACTCTTTTTCCATTTATATTCATAATAAAAGACCCACCCAAAACTCTCCTTAACCATGAGACTATACACTTCATTCAAGCGAAGGAAACCTTTATAATACCCTTCTATATCATTTATCTTTTTGATTTTATTAAACATTATATAAAGTACAGGGACACAAACAAAGCATACCATCTTATTCGATTTGAGCGTGAGGCATACGCCAACCAATTTGATGATCTTTACTTAAACCGCAGACAGAAACACAATTGGAGGAAATACAATTATGTTAATTAATAAAGGAGATACAATATGAAGAGTAAAGAAATCAGACGAGAGGAAGCAATATTAAGACAAAACAATAGAGATAAACTCTCACCACAGCAACAGTTGAAAATAATAAAGGAAAGAAGAGGTAACTCAGATAAAGAAATACAAAGATTACAAAAACAAATAAAGGACAGTAAATGAAACTCCCCATTTGCACCATTTGCAATAAACCCATTGATAAACTCACCTCTCAATACGACATCCTTAACCAACAACATATCTATGCTGCACACTGTCATAACGAAATAGAAATAACCATCATACCAGATCTCCTATTAGAAAGAGCAACACACATCACAATAACTAAAGCATTCAAAAAGACAAGGAAGGAAATATGCCAAGAAATAAAGAAACTATACTCATAGCATGCGCAGAACAACTAAGAGGGATCACAGACCACCGGGCTGGAGAACAATGGATTACTTGCCCAATATGTAAAGATACCTACTGCACATGGAGACACGCACTCAACAACATCTGTCCCCTATGCGAACTAAAACAATATGAAAAAGAAAACAACACCCTCTGGTAAAACATATCCTCTCCCATCCCCCTATTCCTCTCTACTCAAATACCAATACATCCCTTTAAAGAAAACAAACCATACAAAACCACACAATTACTTTAGTATCCTCAATACATTATCCCCTTTTTAAGCATACCATAAAGCATACAATATTCTTCCCCATCACTCTCCTCCTCTCTCACCCCATCCTTTCTACCCCCTACCTTTACATCTAATCCTACTTATATCCTTCCTTTCCCTAACACTTTCAACCCTTTATACCTTCTCTATGACCCAGTGCGGTATAATGAGAACCAATAGAGAAATAGAAGGAAAACCCACATGGAGACACATACAGATACGGTTTCCAGTCAATACCTTAGAGAGATACCCAGCATAAAGACCCCCAAATTATATTTAGTAGAATATATACTTAGCATATAAGAATAATAGTTATCCCACAGAGAACCCTTGATTAAAAATATACGGGGGTTGATACTTTTTTTTAATATGACAGATAAACCCACTATATATGTATGGCGTTATTGCACAAGCATTAAGCATACCAACCATACCGATTATAATTTTATAATGGGTATGGGATAGGTTTATAATTTTATAATGGGGGCATTATAATTTTATAATGGGTATGGGATAGGTTTATAATTTTATAATGGGGGCATTATAATTTTATAATGCACATCCATGTGCATAGTAGTAAAGACAACTAGGCTCCCCTCACCAGCCCAGGGTATGGGCACTTGAGTAAAACAGACACCAAAGGGCATAGGGGGGTATGGATCCTTCAGCCGCAGGATTTGGAAAGGGTAGGGGGGTCCTCCTCACAAATTACAGCCCAAATACAGGGCCACCCGATTCCGCACCTTCTGAGGCCACTCCTATCCGACTGCGCTCACATATTGAGGTGACCCTGAGGCGCAGAGTGAAAATGATAATCCACATTTAGGCCATATAATAACCATACCCTAACCACACTTTAGCCACAACTCAGCCAGCCCACCCTCAGGAGAAATACCATTAATAGTATCCCACAGATACCATTCCACGGTATCCGGTGGTTGAGTATTAAAAATATTCCTATTAATAGGCATGAAACCCTTCCATTAATGGGCATGAATGTCAACACGGTGCATAAAGATTGACATGGGTATAAATGTGTAATAGTGTTTGGGATATGAGGAGGGCATACCACACCACAGTACAGGCAAGACATCTCATGTGTGACCTACACGCCTGTGAACTCCACCATAAATACTTTAGTAATGAGTTATATATTAGAAACCTCCTTCTTTATGCGGCTCGATGTGGCAGTATGTTAGTCCGAGGCCATGAGACTCATATTATAGATGGCATCCAGGGCGTCCAATGCACCATCATTAGTGATCTTGGTTATATAACCCTCTGCACCATCCCAATTGACAAATATGCCACCTGTGACGTATACTCCTACTCCCAAAAACACCATCCCACTCGCTGCATGGATCATATAATAGGCTCCCTTCAATCCACATTGCCAGTGATTTATGAGATAAATCGAGGGCGAGCCATTGACCTTCTCCGCAATTGTGATGATGTTTGCGAAGAGAATATGCCCCTCAACTAACCATAACGGCTTGATAATAAACGGTGAGCATAGATGTAGTGTATGGTATGTGCGATATAATGTTATAAAAAATTTATATAACGGTTGACTGGATACGGTTATAGTGTTATAAAAATATAAGATTATAATGGTTCATTGTAAACAAGAAATAATGAGAGGGGACTTCATGAGAGGTGACGACTCACACGGGCTTGGATACCAAAGGTATCACATTGAGAACTGTAAACATGCTCATGACATGCAGTTTGTCCGCAAGTACCCCACACGTCAGGTGCGGTAGGTGGGTGTAACGCTGGTCCTCTTCTAAATAGGGAAGGGATAAACCTGACTCCCCTTTTATTATTTAGAAAGAGAGGTTAGGGGAAAATGAATGAGGGAACCACAATTCATATAACACCTGAGAATCGTCAGGCATTGAAATTAGAGAGTGTGAAGAGAAACATCACAATGCAAACATTAGCGAATGAAATAATCGCTTCATTTTTTAACGCCAATCCTGTTGTGCTACCAAAAACAATGGAAGAACTCTACCCAGATACTGGTAGTGATGTGGCAATGAAAACCGAAACACCAGTGGAGGAATAAATGGCTGATTATGAAGAGAATATGGCAATTGATTTAAGTGATATGGAACAATATATAAAGGATATGTTATTTTGTATAGGAGAGGACCCCAAGAGGGAAGGTTTATTAGAGACCCCACGGCGTGTACTGAAGAGTTGGAGGGAGTTATATAGCGGATATGGACTTGACCCATCGTCTATCCTTAAGACCACCTTTGCCGATGGTGCTTGCAAGGAAATGGTCATATGCAGGGATATAGACTATTTTAGCATGTGTGAGCATCATATTCTACCATTTTACGGCAGAGTCCATATTGGGTATATTCCAAACAGTCGTGTTGTGGGGTTATCTAAACTCCCTCGTTTAGTTGAAGTGTTTTCCAGACGCCTGCAAATACAGGAGAAAATGACCGCCCAAATTGCTGACACTTTAATGGAAGTATTGCAACCCAAAGGCTGCATGGTCATTGTAGAGGGAAAACATATGTGTATGATGGCAAGAGGTATAAAGAAACAAAATTCCATTATGACCACTTCAGCCATAAGAGGCGATTTTGAAAAGGCACAGGTAAGAGAGGAATTTTTAAATTTAATTAAATTATGATAGTACCATTTAAGACACCAGTTGATTATTTCACTCAAGCTCTGGATGGCAAACCAGAGAACATAAATAGGTTTTATCAAATTCAAAAAGATGACCCGCAGTGGCTAACATATGATAATGATTTACATATTTATCCATACGTTCATGCCGTTCCCTCAATGCTCTCTATGGGGTGTAATAATAAATGCAAATTCTGCCCAACTGCTAAGTTACATAAAGGAAAGGTACATTTTGGCGATCCAGAAATTATAATACCAAATTATAAAAATATGAATATTCATTTCATGGATGAGAATTTCTTCCGAAATGATATGGATGTGGTTTTACCGTTGTTAAGAAAATATAAAATAAAATGGCTGGCAATGTCCACATATAAAGAGACAATGAAGGTCATAGAAACATATAGTGAGGAATATTTATATAAATGCGGACTCAGATGTGTAGAGATGGGATTGGAGAATGTTGATTTAATGATGAAAGTGGATGAGGCGCCCTATTCATTTGATGAAATTGCACCGTATTATTTAAACATGACCTTCCTCCCCGGGGAGACTAAGGAAACAATTCTAAATAATGCTAAATGGATGAGAGAGAGGATGCGTTCTTTAGAGCATCCCATTCATTTTAATAACGGTGTTTGGTGGGCACCTGGTCAATTTTATTATCCATATGGTAGAAAGCATAAAGATGGAATAATGTTAGATGGCAAATACGCAAGGACACAACCCACATATATTCCAAACTCTTTTTTAGATCAGGATATGGAGATAGTGGATTTAGAAGATGTTAATTATCATAGCCAGTTAACATATGACTTTAAACTATATCCAGAGAAGGATGAATACAACATAAGAGAGTTCATCTCAGGTGATGTAAAAAGAGCAATGTGGGTTGTTGTTGGATTGAGGGTGGAGGGTATAGAATGAAATTATATTTGGCTGGTTATGAAGTACAGCATAATAGTTATAAATTATTACTACCCAAAGAGACAAATGTATTTTTGACATTTTATTATCCAAGAGAGGCATCAAAATTACTTCCCAAGTTAAAACCAGATGGACATAAAGGAACAATTATAATTGATAGTGGAGCGCATAGTTTCTTTGGCTATATAGGATTAAGTGTAACCTCATTTCATAAAAAGACAGGAAGTCATGAAAGTCCACATAGTTATTTTAAAAGGTATTTGGAATGGCTAAAGGAAAATTATGATTTATATGATTACTTTGTGGAGTTAGACCTACAGGAACTTGTTGGATATGAAGAGGTTGAGAAATGGAGAGATGAATATAAGAATGCTGGAATATTTGATAAATGTATATTGGTTTATCACTCTAAAGATGGGTTTGAGAAGTTTGAATACATTGTGCATCGAAGTGATTGTAAATATGTAGGGATTGAAGGTATAAGAGGTCAACAAATCCTTCCTTATAATAAATATATTAAATATGCGTATGACAATAATTGTAAAATACATGGATTCGCCTTCACTCGTTTTGGTTTATTAAATAAGTATCCATTTTATTCCACAGATAGTTCCTCATGGACAATTGGAGTTCGATATGGAAAGACTTGCGTATTCAATGGAACAAAGGGAATGAATGTTATTACATCCACTAAGAAAAACTTTATGAATTATAATTTAGATATAGAGATGCACAATAGTAAAAGAGCAATTGAGAATTGTAGAATCAAGAGTCTTCATAATGCAAATGAGTATTTAAAAATGGAAACGTATTTAACAAACCTTTGGACGGCGAGAGGTATTAAATGGAAAGATTAATATTCGTACCAATTGAACCGTTAGAAGAACGATACAGCACACAATGGATAAAATGGTTTAGAGAAGAGTTTAAGAAAAGGGATATACAATTCATAGAGGTTGGTGACGATAAACCAAGGGAGATCACTACAGGACAGTTCCTAGATGTTTACGACACCAACCTATATAAACTCAATCAACTAACTCAGATCATAGAGTATATTAAGCTAGGGTTTGAAGGGACCATATTCTTTATGGACTTGTGGTTCCCAGGGATTGAGACAATAGCATATATTAGGGACTGTGCGAAGCGAATGATAAGGGTAGAGGGCATACTGCATGCGGGCACATATGACCCTAATGACTTCTTAGCCCAGAATGGGTGCGATATATGGGGCGCAGACCTAGAAAAGTGCTGGTTAAAGTGGGTAGATAGGGTATATGTAGCCACAGACTATCATAAGGCCCTTATAGACCACACTAGAGGGTCATATGGGCGTATAGAAGTGGTCCGTTTCCCTTGCTATGTGGGTGAGCAGAGGGCTGAGGGAGAGCGATTAAATAGGGTAGTGTTTCCGCATAGGCTGGCCCCTGAGAAACAGCCAGAGGTCTTTAGAGAGGTGGAGCAGAGGTATAGAGAGCAATACGGGGATGATGGGACTGTATTTGTACGCACTAAGGATGTATGTAAGAGTAAGGCCGAGTATTATACTCTTTTGGCTGAATCAAAGGTAGCCTTTTCCAGTGCTCTGCAAGAGACATTTGGAATAGCAATGTTAGAGGCATATAATCTAGGATGTATCCCTGTTGTGCCCGACAGGATAAGTTATAAGGAAACATTTAAGACCATAAAAAGGTATACATCCCTAAAGGAAGCAATTGAGATGGTGCATAATGGCATTCACAATTATAAACAACCACCATTGAGTGAATATGTTGAGGATGTAAGTGATATAGTGAGGAGGATAGTTATATGACTATAACCAAAGCAGATGAAATGTTTATAATAGTCAGTTTACAATTTGAAGGAATTCATCAATGGTCTAAATGCAATATAAAGGAAGTAAGTTTTCTAAGAGAACCGCATCGGCATATATTTTATGTAGAAGTAATGGTTCGTGTTGGTCATGATGATAGAGATATTGAAATCATACAACTCAAAAGACAAATAGAAAAGTATATTAAAGAACAAGTATGTTATCATGATAATGATTTAAGGGATAAGAGTTGTGAAATGATTGCACGACAACTATTAGAAAAATTTAATGCCCATAGCGTTAAAGTATTAGAGGATGGAGAAAATGGCGCATTAATTAGGAGAAGTTATGGATGATATTAATTTATTGGTTGACTTTAGTAAGTATAAATTAGTAAAGGTTAAGGATTTAATATTAGCCGATTGGAACTATAAAGAAGATGATGAACAATTGCTCGATAATTTAATACAAAACGTAAAGAGAAATGGACAGGTTGAGAATGTTATAATTCGACAATTGGCTGACGGCAGATATGAGGTCGTTAATGGAAACCATAGGCTGATGGCATTTCAGAAAATGAAACTAGAACAGATCGTTGCATATGATTTAGGAAGTGTATCTTTAAATGAAGCAAAACGATTGGCAATTGAGACAAATGAAACCAAGTTCAAGGTTGATTCTATTAAACTTGCTCACACCATGAGTGACTTATTAAATGAATTCGATAGAACAGATTTACAATCCACCATGCCTTATAGTGATGATGAAATAGACAATTTTGGTAAACTATTGGACTTTGATTGGAATGAATTTGATAAAGAAGTAGACGAATTAGAACAAGAAGTGAACCCAAGCGATATGTTTGCTATTACTTTAGAACTACCCGTTGGATTAGCAAAGAGGTTGAATGAGCAAATAGATCGCATAAAGAAAATGTTACATCCTGATGAAGCGCACCTAGAAAAGATAAGTTATGTACAGCCAATTAATAAAATTGTGGAGTGCGTAGAAAGAATGGAGAAAGAGGAGATTGTTTAATCCTTATATGATGTCGTGTCTACGTCAACTACTGTATCTTTTTCTACATTAACATGGTCGCCCTGCTTCAATTTCAACGTCAACAGGAAACTTTATAATAAACTCAACACGTTGGAAAACGCGACTGAGGTTATTTGCAAATTTAAAGTGCATTGTTCTACCTAAACCAAATCCTTAACGGTCTCATTATAATGTTCGTATGCATCTTGTCTATTATTCTTGTCGGTGAAATAGTGACCCCATTGGAGGTCGTTATCTATAAGAGTGATGACGACATATTTATCTTTGCCTTCTTGTTTATATGTGGCTAGGAGTTTAGCCTGTCTGTCATCATACTTATGGAGAGCGAGTAGTTCAGTTGATGTTCCAAATACTCTTACTAATGCCTCTACAGCATTTACTATTAATATGTTATTTTGATTCATTGTTTCCTCCTTTTAAATTTATAAACGTAATCAGCAATACAGTCTGCCATATAACCAACAGGATCAGTAATATGTTTCCGTTTCAAATATGCTGCTATCTCTTTTTCAAACATTAACGTGCCTTCCGCAATTTCATAACACATATCGTCATGATAGTTTTCACCCATATCGGTTGCTAAATCTTCTGCTGTGTCTTTGCATAATTTCTGTATTTTGTTTTCCATTCGTTTACTCATAACACCTCCTTTATTCATCACAGTCATCTATAGATGTATCAAACCATTTCATAACGGTTGATAATACATGGTTATAATCACCGCTGGTTGCCTCTTTCATAAACTCATCAACCTTCTTTTTAGGGTACCCCGCCCGCCTCAATGTCCTTTGTGCTCGTCCGAGTATTGCGAATGTGTTTCCATCTTCACCCAACAAATTCAATTTAGGTTTGACCCCTAATTCACTTTTGGCTCTTTTATCCCATTCAAAAGGTACATTATTCTCAATGTTGTAAGCAATTTCGCATTCCTCTTCGTTGTCATTATCGAAATAAATTACAACATCGAGATAAGTGCCAAAGTCATGTGGACATCTTTTAATACCAAACTTCATATCGTTTATTAACTTGAAGTTCCGTTTGAGTTGGTTAATAAATGCCGCACATTCTTTTTGCGCCTGTTCGTGATAGTTTGGTTGACCTAATTGAGCGCACTCTTCTTCGGGAGGAGTGCTACCTAATGATAAAAAGTCTTTCATAATTTACCTCCTTGGATAATCGTTTGGGTTAAGGCCAATCTTATTTATGTTCTTTAATAAAAGTGAATAGTTTCGTTCTAATCTGTCACCAAATTTCCTAACGAATTTTCCTAAACTACCCTTACGCTTACTACAATTGCTTATCAATTCTCCTAACGTGATTTCAAATTCACCTTCAGCGATCACGCTAATATGTTCCTTTTTAGATACCGTAATAACAAAAGTGTGTTCAAGTGATTCGTGTAACCAATGTACCCCTTCTGCGCAACAAACAATAACACCTTTCGGTCCTTCAATAACTACTAACTCATGTTGGAAATGTGTTGTCCATCCTTTCTCTTTTTTCTCAATGTACTTCTTTACGTTATAAATATTTACTCTTTTCATGTTAACCCTCCTTTCGTTTGGGTTGATAAATAAAATACTTTCCTTTTGTCTCAACATATTCCCAAGCCGTTCCAGCAGGACCGGGTATGATTTTGTCACATGACCTTATCTCATTAAGGTATATACCTTTATTAAGATCGAAGAAGCGTAAATGGAACCTCTTCGTCTTCATCTCTTGTTTAAGAGAATTAGCATACCAATATACTCTGATGGCATAAGGTGTGTTGGGTGAAACCAACCAATCCCTAATTATTCTCATACTTCCTCCTTTATATTATCCAACTCCTCCTTCAACTCTAACAATTCTTTTTCATGCCATTCACTCAATGAGTCGCCAGCCATATCAATTGAGTTCTCGATAGGAAGATATACTTGGTTTTGGTAACAAACTTTAAGAGTCTCTTTTGGGTTTCTTTGAAAGGCAGCCATAAGAGAATCCAAAGTCCCAGTTTCAATTTCTTTGTTTATATCTTTGCAAAAAATACTCATACATACCTCCTTATTTGTTAATTTTATTTTCGATTGGAATATAAATTGTGTATGTCCTATTTTGTTCTTCGTCATCGCAACATATAATCCATTCATCAGACCCATCGAAGTGTTTAATTATTTTTCCTTTTACGAACTGTTTCATGTTGTTAAATATTCTTTTTCCTTTTTTGCCTTCTCGATATATACCGCGACAGCCGCAAGCACATCCACACCGACCGGAATAGATCTTTTTAATATCTTCTAATTTAATCTTTTCAAAAATTGCGTGACTTAATTCTTTCATAAATACCTCCTTAATTTTTATAATATAAAAGGTTAAGTTGCTCGAAGAAATCACCTATCATATCTGAGTGATCCCATTCGGGGACTTCATTTAACTCCTCAATGAATTCAATAAATAGTTTTTCATTTTTACATTTGCTGTATATTAACTCTGCAATGTCCTCTACCATTTTTGCTTGTTTTACTTTCATACATGCCTCCTTATTTTGTTAAAGACTTTAAAATAGTTTTCTCAATTTTATAGCTTGCGTTATCAAATGCTCGCATAAATTCATAATCCATTTCGCCCAATTTATATTTCTTTAGTATTGAATCAAGGTTGATGTTTGCTAACTCGTCAATCCACCAATCTTTCATTACTTCTTTTAAATATTTCTTAACCTCCTTTCTTAATTTTATTTCCAATTCGTTTTCTAGCCTTTTTCTAAACTCTTTTTTATTCATACATCCCTCCTTAATTAATCAATAATGTAAATTGCCTTTTTCTTTTTAGGCACAAACCAATAGTCTTCAAAATAGACACGAACATCATTTACTTTTCCATCACCAACAATACCCGCATATTGTTTCGCTGCTTTATAATCATAATCAAAATACTCTTCCTTACCTTCTTTATTGATTGCAAATATGGTTCCCAAAATACCCATCCTGAATGCCAGCCTATGTTTCTTCGTTGGCTTCATTTGTTTTGCTTCAATCCCTAATATTGTTTCCATAACCCCTCCTTTATTTTGTTAACTTTTTATATCCTTCATAAACTAATTGAGATAATTTATAATGATCTGGACTTAATTGAGTGTCAGCCATAAACATTATCGTCTCTATTTCATCTTCTTCTAATTCTCTTATTGGGTTGTTAAGATTTATTGCTGGACCTTCTACAATTTCATCACCGTCAACATCATAAAAAAGTGCAGTGTGTCTATTCACATGGCCTAAATAAAAACCATAACCATAAAACCCCGTTAGATATAAATACTTTGCATATTTAGTTGTGAAGTGTTTCATAAATACCTCCTTATTTGGTTCCTAATAAAATAACGTTTTCTTTATTGACTATGTTTTGGACTTGATTGTATTTCATCGAGCAATATGATTTGGTATCCTCATACATATACCATTCACCGCATGCTGTAATTTTAAACTCCGTATTTGTATTCTGATCTAAATAAACTAAACTATTTCCTCTCTCCCTTCTTTCCTCTTTTACTTTTTCCTCTGCCTCAAGTTCCTCATTCATTCTCCATATGCTGTCAACTAATGTGAATGTGAAATAATTAATATGAACTTTTTTGCTTCCCTTCTTTATCTCAATACCAAATGCTGTTATGTTTATTATTTTAAATTTCCTTTTGCCTATGAGTATTATTTCTCCTACTCTTGGTTCTATAAATTCTTTCATTCCTTTTCACCTCCTTTAACTATAATGGTATATGGTTATATTTATTTAATTATATAATGATTATTTTGCTATTATATAAGGTATGGACCGGATTACAAAGTTTAATCCAAATAATGGAGTAATATTAGATATTTATAAGGTCGTAAACTGGGCATCAAAATAAGCGGTTGACAAATGGATTTCCCAGTAAGAATAAGTATTTATAAGGGTGATTCTTGAATGTAATAATATAGTAATAATAATGAGTTATAAGGGAAAAAGTTTTCTTGACAGGTGAAATTTGCCAGTAATTGCTGTTATTTAAAAGGGTGTTGTTTGATTCAACTTTACCAATAAATTCGGGGTGTTATATTTTGTATGTAAAACACTAATAATATTAATAAGATATACACCAAGAAAAATGGCTGAAAAATAACAGTAATATTAGGGGTTTAAAAAAAGGACTTGACGGATAAAGCATTGAAATTACTATGAAAATTTTTTGTATTTTTGGTCATAATTATAAATTATTCTGGATAGTTATAAAACACCTTACAAAAAATCGCAAATTTAAGAAACCCTTGTAATACAGTATTCATGGAGTGTTCGGACGGCGCCCTCGGAAACCTAGATGAACAAAGGCGTACAGAGGATTTTGTTGTAAAAAATGGGTGAAAATGTGGAATTTCCTTGACATTTGAATATTACAGTAATTCCAAAAGGATATACCCTCTTTTTTCTCTTGATTAATACACTGGGAAATCATATACTTTGGCGATTTTAAATAATGTAATTTGTATTAAGGAGGAAATTATGAAACAAGGCAAGACATTGACGGAACTAGCCGCAGAGGTTCAGCGCCAACAGGAAAGTAAACGTGATTTTATTGTTCCAATGCGGCAATTTGGAATGAATGGTTCAGGACAATTAAGGTTTGGTGAGGAGCAACCAGTTGAGTTCACCAAGCACGCACACAATCAATTGGCTACATTTTTAGATATCCCAGTTAAGTATTATGATAAGATGCGTCAAAGGGATGCAATACTATTACAAACCAATGTGAATGCGTGGCTCAATACACAACCAGACACTAAGAAGATGGTCCGTATGTTAGATGGGATGGGTAGGGCGTTTTTATCCTCTCGTTATAGGCGACTGGATTATGCTGATATGTTAGAGGCGGTATTACCCATCATGGCAAACACAGACATTGAGATTGTGTCCTCAGATGTTACAGAAAGGAAATTATATTTAAAGGCTGTGTTTCCAGATATTCAAGGGGAGGTTAAAAAGGGTGATGTTGTACAGTCTGGTATTGTGTTATCCAATAGTGAAATAGGATGTGGTGGCGTAAATGTACAACCCCTGTTATACCGGTTGGCATGTCTAAATGGTATGATAATGCAGGATAGCAGTATACGGAAATATCATATTGGAAAGAACTTTGGTGGTGCTGGTGTGGAGGAGCTCTTAACTTCCCAAACCAGAACAGCAAATGATATAGCATTTTGGATGTCTGTGAGGGACGTGGTTAAGGCTTCATTTAATGAAGTGCATTTTAAGACCCATTTAACCAAGTTACAGGAAGCCGCAGGGGTTGAAATTGAGAGTAAGAACGTGGAGAAGGTAGTAGAGGTGACAAATAAGAAGTTTGGAATAAGTGAGGAGAACGGGCATGGCGTGTTGTCTCATTTAATTAAGGGTGGCGATTTAACCAAATGGGGTCTATCAAATGCAGTCACAGCCACAGCCAATGATATAGAGGATTATGAAACAGCCACAGAGTTGGAGCGCATAGGCGGTGAGATAATTGATTTAGGCCCACACCAATGGAATAGTATCTCAATGGCAAGTTAAGGAGGTTTATGGGTATAATAGACAAATTGAGTGAGCGTATATTGAGAAAGAATGACACGTTATATTTGAATACGCCCTTTAAACGATTATGGTGGAAGGTGTTTGGGGATCATTTAATGAAATCGGCTCTGAGTAAGCATGGGATGAGAGACCATTATCCAGAGTTTGAGCATATGATACATGATCTGGTTAGAGAGCATACATTGGGCGAAAAGAAATAGTGGGCAAGGAAGACGTCCATCCTTAATACATTTTAGTCATCCGTGACTATTCCTTGCCCATATAATGAAAGGAGAATCATCCGATGATGCTTTCATTATAACCTAAAACATGCCCTTTAAAAACAGTAGTTGTCAACTATTGAATATTTAATCCTTTTTTCTTTTTTAAAAAATAACCTTGCCTTTCCTTATATAATGATATACATTTTTCCATAGATAATAACTATTGAGGTATTTATGGAAGAGGATAATAAACCACGTAAAACTGTCTCAACCACGTTTAATATGCGTACAGACCTTCGCTCAAAGGCTAAAGTTTATATCGCTATGATGAATCAAAAGATTGAAGAAAAAGAACTTGACGCCGAAAAGGTAAACATGGGTATTCTTTTAAATAAAGCAGTAGAACAATATCTAAATGAAATAGAAATAAATTAGGGCTTAAATGGATCAACCAGCACCAGATATTACAAACGCATTGCAGCAACGTGACCAATTGGAGCGTGATTATGCTAAAACGGTTCTATCTGTTTCAGAGGAATATGGGCGACAAATCATAGGAAACAAAAGACGGATAGATATTTTAGCAACAAAATTACTAAGATACAGACTTGAAGACTTCCATAAACAAATGCTTCAATTCCAAAATGATAATAAGAAATGTTTAATTCTTGCTCCCAGAGGTAGTGGCAAGTCTACTATTTTAACCGTAGTGCGTTCCATATTTGAACTACTGGTTGATAACAATTTAAGAATTCTTATTGTTTCCAATACACAATTGCAAGCAGAGGTATTTCTTAGGGAAATTAAAAATCATTTTGAATCCAATGAGAAATTCATTGAGGCGTTTGGAAAGTTAAAAGGAGAGAAATGGGATAACAAAGAGATTGATATTATAACAAAACAATCATTTGCGAAGGAATCCAATATATCCTGTGTTGGTGTTGGTGGCGCAGTTGTTGGGCGACATTATGATTTCATTATAGCTGATGATATTGTAGACGAAGAGAACTCAAGAACCGAGCTCCAAAGAGAAAGATTAAGGACATGGTTTTATAAAGTATTGGATCCCACTTTGGTTGCAGACGGCAAGATATGTATTGTTGGGACGCGTTATTATCCAAATGACTTATATGGTCATATTCTTAAAAGTGATCCTGAGTTTAAATATATTGTACTACCTGCAATCCTCCCAAGTGGTAACTCATTATGGCCGGATGAGATGCCCATAGATTGGTTAGATAATAAAAAGAAGGCAATGGGACTAGCCATCTTCAACACACAATATATGAATGATGTTGAAGCAATGGAAGGAAAGATCTTCAAATATGAAGATTGTCAATTTTATGATACATTGCCTGAGCAATTAAGAATCTTCCAAGGGGTTGACCTAGCCATATCACAACAAAGTACATCTGACTACTTTGTTATTGTTACTATTGGGAAGGATCAATATAATAACGTGTTTGTGATAGACGTGTTTCAGAGCCGTCTATCTTTCTTGCAACAAACTAATATGATTGCAAGAAAGTTTCGTCAATACCAACCCATTAGGGTTTTTATTGAGTCAAATGCTTATCAGGCAGCACAGACACAGATAGTACAGGCAGCAACTGAGGTTCGTGCCCTACCTATTATAAACACAAAGGATAAAGTCACAAGGGCATGGCATTTAGCACACAAATTTGAAAGCGGTCAAGTATTCTTTCCGAGGTGGGGTTGTCAGGATTTAATAGACCAACTTATTTCCTTTCCTGATGTAGACCATGATGATATGTTTGATGCCTTTGAGATAGCTGTTAATGGGGCAGGAAAGAGAATACGTAAACAGAGGAAGGAATTCGGTGTTATATAACTTGACCAATATGTATTGTGTGCTACCATGTTTTGGTATAATATTAAAATATATCCTTATGTAATGAGGTCATTATATGGAACGAAAGGCAATACCGGCTACAAATACTGTAACAAAAGTACAGAAAAAATTATCATCATCTGACTCGAATAAACGAGCATTGCGCTCTATAGTTTTAAAGGCATTAGATGAAGAGGGTTCCAAAGCAATATTAGATGATGTTTTATTTAAAGACGTAAAGGGCACAATTGAACCACCCTATCATATGTTAACTCTTTGTATGTTAAGAGAAAATTCAACAGAGTTAGGTCAATGCGTTGATGCAATGATGACAAATATTGATGGGTTTGGGTATCGTTTGGTTGAGGTATTTAAGACAGATGAGGAAAAAGAAAAGTATAAAGATGAGATACTAAAAGAGAAGGCTGAACTCAGAGCATTTTTGGATAACATAAATTTCTCCGATGATATAACCTCCCTTAGAATAGAAACAAGAAAAGATATCGAGGAATGTGGAAACGCATATTGGGAATTTATTCCTTATAAAAATAAATCAGGTATTAGTGCGGTTAAAAGAATTGAAGCACACACTGTTCGTTTGATGCCTATTGATTGCGAACCCCAGAACATAAATATGTATTATTTTAATATGTATACAAAACAGATTGAAAGTAAACCAATTGCTCACCGCTTTAGAAAATTTATACAAAGGGTTGGTTCGCAAACTGTTTATTTTAAAGAGTGGGGGGATCCCAGAAATATTAATTGTGAAACCGGAAAGGAAATTAAACCAGAGGAACTAGACAAGGCTAAAAAAGAAGGTAAGGTTGCACACGCTCTTTATCATTTTAAAATTAAATCCAATAGAACACCTTATGGTATTCCAAGATATATTGGAAACCTTTTTTCATTATATGGTTCAAGGGGTGCAGAAGAGATAAATTTCATTACATTCCAAAACAATAATATTCCCAGCATGATGGTATTAGTTTCAAATGGTCAATTGACACAGGCATCAATTGATCGTACACAAGAATTCATTGAGACAAAAATTAAGGGTAGCAATAATAGATCATCTTTTTTAATTCTTGAGGCAGAACCAGCAGATGAGGCACAGATTAATCCTGGCACAATGAAGATGGAAATAAAAGATTTATCCAGCGCACAAAAGGAAGATCAATTATTTCAAAATTATGATAAGAATAACTCTGAGAAAATAAGACGTTGTTTTAGATTGCCTCCGATATTTGTTGGCAAATCAGAGGACTATAATAGAGCAACAGCACAAGAGTCAAGAAAGTTAGCAGACGAGCAAGTCTTTTCTCCTCTACGACAAGACTTTGATAAGACAATGAATCGTATTCTGGTTACAGAATTTAAGATGAAATATCATTGTTTTAAATCTAATTCTGCCAATGTAACCAACGATGAGGATTTAGTTAAGATACTTTCCAGTGCTGAAAAAACTGGTGGTGTTACACCTAATCTTGCTCGTGGTATTCTCTCTGATATTCTTAATATTGAACTACCTCTTTATAACGAAGAGAAGATTGATTTTGATCCCAACATACCAATGTCATTAACTATTGTGGAGCGTGCCAAGAAGGTTGCGGGCAATCAACAAACGGGAGCAATTGCGCCAACCCAAGGTCAAATACCTCTCAATTCATCAAATGACGTTGAGGTATTACATATCTTAAAGAATGCCCTTTCAGAAGAAATTTACAATGACATATTTAAGGACGTTGAATAAGTATGGAATCATTTCAAATTTTAAAGAATATTACCTTTAAACTCAATGAATTGGAAGATGTAGTTGTCACTAAGGCATCCACCTTAGATGTATTTCAATTATATTTATTAGATGAATGGGCTAAGTTAGCGAAACCATTAATCAAACAGTCTGTTAAAGTACCACACACAGAGAAGGCTATTAACAAGTTTATTAAATCTGTCGATACAGTTATGGGGACATATGGAGATATTGTGGAAAAAGAATCGGCAGAATATATTGAATATTTGTATAAGTATTCAAAGGCGAAGTTTATTAAGGATAATAAACTGACTCCTGTGAAGAAGGCCGAACTCCCTGAAATCACACCTTCTATTTGGATTGCAGCAGATGAGGAGGCTATTGTTGCTTTGACTGAAATGATGGGACAATCTACGTCTACTTTCTATGGTCAAAGTTGCCAAAAGGCAGTATCAGAGAGCGTTAAAAAGAATATCTTTGAAAGAAATCTCACCACAGCACAGGCAGCTAAAGCAATGCAAAAAGATTTAACCAAAGCACTCAGGTTAAAGGACGGCGCATTGGAAAGTAAAGTTATACCCAGTGGGTTTAAAGGTACAGCCAATCAATATTTTTCAGGATTGGTTGAACATAATGGAACAATGTCAAGAACATCAAGTGCGCTTAATTCACTATTAGGTGTTGGTGTTAAAAAATTTAAGGTCTATTCTATTAGATCAGCCAGAACCTGCCTTGGTTGTTTAGCCATGCACGGAAAGTCTTTCACTGTTGATGATGGTGTAAAACATATGAATAAATTATTGGGTGCAGAATCAAAAGATGATTTGAAGGAGATCCAACCGTCTTTTCATTTTGAAAGTAAAGATGGTTATAAAAATAAAGATCAATTAAAGGCGAAAATGAAAGAGGCAAAAGGAATAGCAGACGCAGGAATTGCGTTACCGCCGTATCATTTTCGTTGCAAATGCTATGTTGACATGGCATGAAAAGTAGTTTACTTTGGTTGGGATATGGTTATAATTAAAACTGATAATATTGTTTTAATTAAAACAATGAATAAACATTAACAAAGGAGGAAAACAATGGGTAGTGGAGCACATAAGAAATCAGGTTCATTTATTGGAACTGGAGCCAGCAAGGATATTGAGCTGGACTTCAGCCCAAAGCATGTAAAGGTTGTTAACCTTACCGATCTCGAATGGTCTGAACAATTCTACGAAGGTGGAATTACAGGCAAAGAAGGCGGTATTTCATGTGATGTTGCTGGAGCACTCACTGGATTAAATGCAGCCGAGGGTATTGTTCTTGGTGAAAGAAAATTCACTGTTGGAACAGATAACAGTGCAAATGGTACTGATGATCACATGGTATTCATAGCACAAGAGTAAATAATAGAGGGATCACTATGGGTATTAAAATTCAGTCAATACGGTTCTCACGAAGTTTCTTTGGAAATTATGAGTCGTGTGTGAAATGGTTATCAGATCATGAATATGATTTTTCTCAGTATGAGGAATTTGATGACTATTTTGCTTTCGGTCAGATTGCCAAAGATAAGTTCACTGAAACCTCATTGCAGCCATTCAAACTGGACAGTGGCGTCGAAGCCGTAGTTGGTCTCGCAATTGAAACACAACCAAATTTCAATAACATACAGGATGCAGATTCAGTCAGTATTCCTGAGAAATCTAATGCAGTATCACAAGAGGTTGCCTACGATGCTTTAAAGACATCATATTTAAAGCAACTTGAAACCTTTGTTGATGTTCTATCCAAATTATCTGAAGTCACTGAACCAATAAAGGCGATGAAGGATAGTTTGTTGACTGAACTAAAACAAGTCAATAAAACATCGGTTGAACTCGTTAATAAAAATGAGTTACAAGATAATATTGATGAAGGTCAAATACAAATTTTTACTCCTATTATTAAAACAAAGGATGAGAAAATAGTATTTGGTGAGGTATTAGTTCCAAATACTGTAGATGGGCAGGAGCATGTCTATTCTGAAAAAGAAGTAGAGAAGGCCGCTCATTTCTGGATGAAAGAATACGGACAAATGGGTGAAATGCACAGCAATATGTTGTCTGATGACCAGATAAATATATTGGAAACCTATGTTGCACCTATGGGATTTGAATTTGAGAAGTTAGACGGAAAAATGCAGAAGGTGAAAAAAGGTACGTGGTTATTAAAGGTATTTGTGAAGTCTGACGAATTGTGGGATAAGGTGAAGAATGGTGACCTTAATGGATTTTCCATTGGGGGTCTTGCAACTGTTGAGGATATTAAATAACGGAGGTCAAAAGGTATGAATGATAAACCTAAGAAGAAGTTAACTAATATTAGACCTCGTGAAGTATCTTTGGTTGACAATCCAGCAAATCAGAAGGATTTTCTACTAACGAAGAATCAAGATAAATCACAAGAGTCTACAAAGGAAACTCAGGATCAACCAGTTCTAAAGAAATTAGAAGTAGCAGTTCATACTTTAAATTTCTTTAAGAATATGTTTCCTGAGAAGGAAGACTGCATGAAGTTTATGGCGATGCAAGGTATTGATCCCACTAAATTTCAAGTAGTTGAAAACGACATGGAATGGAGATTTGTTGTTAATGACGCAGCTCTATTTGAGGGCACATCCTTAGCAATGAGTTCTTTTGTTCCATTACATCAGGGTGTTGATAGTTTAGTTGGTGTTTTGAAAAACGTGGAAGAGGAAATCGAGAAGGCCGGAGCCAAGATTTCTTCAGCCCGTTTAAGTAAACTTAAAGCACTACAAAAGGAATTGTCTACACTTATTGAAGAAGTTGAAGCCAAAGTTAAGAAGGAAGAAGAGGGCGATGTAAAGAAAGATGATGAGAAAGTAAAAAAGGATGACGGCGAAGAGGCAGCACCAGAGGGTGATGCAGAGAAAAAAGAAGAAGGTGAAGGGGAAAAGAAAGAGGAAGCAGAACCAGAGAAAAAAGAAGAGGCAGCACCAGAAGGCGAACAGAAAGAAGAAGGAGAAAGTGAAGCAAAATCGAAGTTCGATCCAGAACACAATGAGGCTGAAATAAAGAAGATGCAGGATAAAATGGATGAGATCGAAAAGAAATACGAGAAGGAACTCTCCTCTAAAGATGAGAAAATAGAGGAATTAGAAAAGAGAATTTCTGAATTAGAGAATATGCCTGACGGCATTAAAAGTAATGAAGTAGATAACACACAAGATGTTCAGAAATCAGAAAATAGTTTTTGGAATGGTGTGTTATAACATTATTGTTAACTAAGTTTTAAAGTAGGAGGAAATCGTTATGGGTATGAGTAATCAGGAACTTATCCAAAAGGCGCAGATCACAACTGATGCCATTGCTGCCGCAGGGAAACTAAATCCTGAGCAAGCAAACAAGTTCATCGACTATGTGTTTGATCTAACGTCTTTGAAAGGTAAAGTAAGACAAATCAAGTTTAAACCAGATCAGTTAGACATTGACAAAATCAATGTCGGATCAAGGGTTGCAGTTGCAAAGAACGAAGCAACCGATCCACAGGTACGTAGAGGCGTATCAACTTCTAAGATCACCTTAAGTCCAAAAGAAATCATGGTTCCTTTTGAGATTTCAGATGACTTCCTAGAATACAATATTGAAGGTATGAATGTTGAAGATCATGTAATTAAGATGATGGCAACCCAGATGGCCAACGATATTGAAGAACTCTTTATTGACGGCGAATCCCTTGGGTCGGCTAGATTCCAAGCAGATCTTTTTGATGGTGGAAGTGCAACACATGCAGTAAGAGATTCATACATTGGTCTTTTTGATGGATGGTTGAAGTTAGCAAGGTCTGCTAATGTTGTTGACCTAGCTGGTGCAAACATTAGTTCAACTGTATTCAACAGAATGATTAATGCTCTTCCAGAGAAGTACAAAAGAAATAAGGGCAACCTGAAGTTCTTCTGTTCTTCTACAATTGAGCAAAATTATCGTCAGACAGTATCCGCAAGGGCAACTGCCGCTGGTGATAATGCTCTCAGCTCAATGGTTAACTTAACCCCATACGGGATTGAGTTAGTACCTGTACCACTTCTTTCATTAACTCCAAGAGTAACTGAGCATGTGACAATGACTGGTGTTGTTGCGCAACAGCTTCAGTTTACAAATCTTGTAGCCAATGCAGAAATCGTAGTTCCAACAACTATAGGCGCAACTCCAATTGCTCCTTATGTTGAGGGTGCTGGAAACGATTATGTAATGGATTATGTTAATGGAACAATCACCAGAGATGCTGCTGGATCTATTGGTGATGGTCAGGTTGTAAAGATTACTTATCAATCAGAAGCACAACTTCTTTTGACTGAGTATCGCAATCTCTTAATGGGAATCGGAAGAGATATCCGCATTGAAAAAGACAGAGACATCTACAAAGGCGTAAATCAGTATGCTATTACTTCTAAGGTTTCATGTGAAATCGAGAACGATGAAGCAGTAGTATTTGGCAAGAACATAGGATTGGTATAATAGCAACTGATAACTGGAGGTGTTTATGTCTACTAAAATGTATGTGGTTACTCTTGACCCGATGAAGTGTAAGAGTTTTACGCTTCCTGATGGTCGCAAGTTTCTTGCTAATCGACCTAACCATATACCTGAGGATAAACTGGGACCTTTCCAAAGTTCAGGAATGTTTTTAATTCAGCCTGTAATGAAGAGGGAAGAGGGATCTGTACCCAAAAGAAAGATTCCTCAACCCGAAACTAATCCAGATGAAAAGGGAGAAGTATTAGTTGAGAAGGAGAGAACAAAAGAGAAGGCTGAACCCAAAGAGGAAGAAAGCAAACCCGAACCTAAAGAAGAACCAGTGAAACCTGAGGGAGATAAACCAAAGGGTGTCATAACGACAAAGGACCTATTTAAAGGCAAAAAATAAAGGAGGTCTTTAAATGATTAAAGTTCAATATTTAGGTTTATCTCCTGTTGATGTTGAGGGTTTTCCAAAGGGTACCGAAAGGATGAAGCAAGGTGCAATTCACCTGAAACCAAATAAGGTATACCAGTTGTCTGATGGTGAGTTTGCATTTATCAAGAAGTTGAGACCTGATCTAAAGTTCCATGAGTTTAAACCTGAAAAGAAGTTTGAACCAAAGGTTAAACCTGAGGCAAAGCCTGCGGCGAAACCTAAAGGAATTATGGAACCGAAGAAGGAAGAGAAAACCCTTGAGTCAAAGGGGGATAAAAAGTAAGGATACGTTAAGAATAACTTATTTGGTGGAGACACAAAAGTTACTTAACTATGATAAAGATTAATAAAAAAGATGGCAAAACGTCATCATTTGATTTGAATGTTGTTGGGCAAGCTGGTGAGCTAACTGAGTTGATGGACAATAAAGATTATATCCAATCAATCACAGGTATCAGCAGCTTGCATAACACATTCTGGCATGCTTTAACTAAGCCGAAAAGGTTTAGGAAAGTTAATTATTTTATAGAGCTAGTAAAGCATAAGAAGAATGGAGTGGAGAAAGTAGTTGGTGAGAAGATAATTTGTCAGGCAGATGATGTGCAGTTATCCATTCTCGTTTATTATAACATTCGACCCAAGATGACTCGGATCGAATTAAAGAAGATTGGTAAACCAAGATTTGTACCAAAAAGAGAGGTAACAACCGATGGCGTTAGTAATTAAGAAATCAACAAATTTTGCAAGTGCAAGAGGGACACCTTCGCATGATACTAATTGGGATCAATTCAAATGGGATTTTGATGCAATGAACTTGAAAGTGATAGTGAAGCAAGGATCAACCGCCGACTTGGAAATGTCTTTTAATGGTGATGATGTACATGCTGCACTACCAGTACCCGAAGCAAATCAAAATGCGCTTATTTATGACTTCAAGTTTATCGGAATGAGCAGAGTTCATTTTAGAAAGACGGGTGCAGATATTGAATGCTATGCTTACGGTACGGAGTAATAACGGATAAACAATGAAGGAATATAAGAGTAATGGGCAATCGAGCAAACGAATTTTATGCTCTAACTATAACAAATACATCATTCACTGATCCACCAACTGTTCAGTTCGGAGTCGTTGTCACCAAAATACTTATTGTTTCAGATACTTTAACAGATGATATAGAGTTTTCCTACAATGGACGTGATGTAGATGGAAAGTTACATTGGTCCGATGAGACATTAACAATGGAGGATGTGGTGATCGGCAGGATATGGTTTAAGACAAACAATTCTGCTGGATCAAATATAAGATTGTTTGTTTGGACGTGCCCATAGGCTCAATGTGCCTATGAGGAAAATATGGCTGATTTAGAGCTCCAAAAAAAGACCAAGATGATACAAGGTCAGGCAGGTCATGTCCTTGTCGTAAATCCAGATGGTTCGATTAATGTTGTTATATCATCAGGTGAAGGTGGAGCGAGCGCAGAGGCAAGAAGTGCCAGTTTTATTGACATCAATAATTCATCATTTACAACTTTAGCCACATTAACCATACCAGTTGATAAAACATTTCATCTAAAGGAAATTTGTATTACATTACAAGGATTTTCCGCACAATTTGTGGTTGAGTATTTTGATGGAACAACCACAACAACCTTGCGATATTATATACTTAATACACAACAGTCTACATTCACTGAACTGTTAGGAAATAGTTTACCTCTACCATACGTGGGTGTTGGTAGCAGTGTAACAATAAAGGCACTAATGCTTGGCGTCAATCAGGATGGGAAAGCATTTGGTGTCATTAATGGAACAATGATATAAAATAGAAAAGAGGACTTATGCCAATCATACTATTTGACGATAAGAAACTGGAACTTACTATTAGATTAAGGGTAGGGGAATCTTTTGCCCATGACGATGGGCTCCAAGTCTTAGCCGATAAAGCTAACCAAATAAAGAACAAATATCAAGATATCTTGAAGGAGGTTTCCGTACTGTTAAACGAATGTAACAAATGGAATCAAGACCATGACAAAGAGTATGCTGAGAGAGCAAAGAAAATGATGGAATTAAAAAAGAAAAAGGCCCCACAAGATGTAAGTACGAGTGAGGTCGCGACTGTTTAATATTTTTAAGGAGGGTATAATATGAACGCTTTAGCTACATTAGTCGGACAATATAATTTGTCCGCAGTCACGTTAGCAGATGGGCAATACGGTCATATTGCACTCGACAGTTCGTCCAGAGTTATCTTAGACCATACCACGTCATCCACCAAAATCGGTGATGGTACTAACATATTGGACATACTTGTTGAAGACACTGCTTATGCTGGTTCTGAAAAAGGTATTGGAGCGATAGCTGTAAGAAACGATTCTGGTGGTTCACTTGTAAGTAATGATTTAGATTTCACATTTTTACAGACTGACGCAAATGGTCGATTGAGAGTTGATGCAGAAATATCAGTGGATACTGGTGCAGATAAAGAAGAGGATAGTGCTCACGCAAACGAGGATATTGGTTCATACATACTTGGTGTTCGTGCGGATAGTAGACCTACAAATGCTAATACGGATGCAGATGGTGATTATTGCTCTATATTTGTAAATGCAAACGGTGAGCAATATGTTCATGACACTGATGTGTTAACCAAACTAACTGAAATTGATACTGTTCTTGATAACCTTTACGCTGAACTTCAATCTATTACTCACGCTGAGGATTCCGCTCATTCAAGTGGTGATATGGGTGTAATGATGCTTGCTGTACGTAATGATTCTGGTGGATCATTAGTTGACACTGACGGTGATTATGGCGCACCACAATTAGATTCTGAAGGTAGACTTCGTGTTACTGGTGAGTTTGACGCATCTCCGGGAACCGAGGCTGATGAAGGTTCAGACGAAAGTGGTGACGGTGAGATTACAGGTGTTGATGATACTTGGAATGATATTGTTACTATTGCTGTTGGTGCTGGCGACACGTTGTATATTTGTGAGGTTGATGGAACATCGGATAAACTCTGTGAGTTTCAACTCATTGTGGATGATGATGGAACCCCAACAAAGTATATTCGTAAATTCATGACACCTGAGAATACAGCAACAACGAGTTTAAATTTTGGTAGAGCAATTGAAGTTGCTGGTGGAACAAATATTTCGGTTAAGTTGCAAGCAAAGAGACTTCGTGGCGGTGCAGCAAACGCAACAGTTTCAGGAGGTATAAACGCTTACATTATGTAAGATATTGTAATATAGAACTGGGGTGAAATTCCCCAGTTCTATCATAAATGGAGATTATGATGCAGGAACTACAAACCGAAACACAGGACAATATAGAGAGAACAAATGAACACTTTAATGGAAATGTAGTCACAGCAGGAGTACCAGTCACAATAACAACAGGAACAGGTAGACCTATTCAATTAGCATTCATTTACAATCCAGAACAAGGTGTTAATGCAAATGATCTGGGTGATATATTATATATTAGTTGGGATGGTACAAACTATGCAACATTCCCACGTGGAACAAGTATGGTTTGGCCGGGAAAAGGATTTGGAACAGATAGTAATCAGTTAAAGATTGACACAAACAATAATGGAACAAAGTATGAAATAATGTTGGTGAGTTAATGTTATTTGGTTGGAGAAAAGATAATCAATTAGGTGCAGACGCAACAGGTGCAAGCCCTGGATATACGTATGGAAAGAGTGGAAACGTAGGATCAAATACCTATCTTTTAAATGATACAGTTCCAAGTAATAGAACGGGTCGATTTTCAACCGTAAATGGTATTATTGCAGAAGCGTTTATTGCTGGTGAATATGGTAGTACATATAATTGTACTATGGCAATTGAAATAAGATATGGTGGTACAGGAGCATTGGTTGAAGTATTGACTTTAACTTTATCGGCTCAAAGAAGTAAAGTTCAAACATTTTCAGTTGCAGTGAGTCAGGGTGATGAAATTGCCTGTAAAATAAAGACTGGTAGTATTAAGAATCCAGATGTTGGTATCCAGTTAAAAGGCGATACTATATGAATAAACGATTGAAAAATACAACTGAATCAGATTTATTTCATGACAATACTGGTACTGGATTACCTGCTGATGAATATCATGAAGTTGATGAACATATTCTTGAGAAATATACAGACGATCAGATGCTAGATTGGTTCGCTGATGGGACAATAATTTTTAATGATACTATAACAGACTATTCAACATATCCTGAGAATTGGGATAGGTTTAGAGATAAAGTAATAATACAGAAGGATAATCAGGTTGTTACAAGAGAAAACATAATAATAAATTTTGAAGGCAGCGGCATTCAATCAGTTGTTAACAACGGTAACGGAAAAACAACCGTGACAGCGACAAGTGAAGCATTAGCTGGATCATCGTTTCAATATGCGTTTGTTTCTCAAGGTGCACTTGGAAACAAGTGGTTGGCGTATCACGACCATCCATCTAATACTACTGTTGCGCCAATTCCTTTTGCATGTAGTTTGTTATGTATGACATTTTCAAATAAGACAAATGACAGAGATGTTGATATCGAAGTATATAAGAATGGATTCAGCGGTGGAAACAAGATTTATACCTGGCAAATAAGAGATAAACGATGGGCATATAAAACAGATATAGCATCAGTAAATCTTAATGCTGGGGATTATGTTGCCCTTTATGGAAAGAAAATTACATCTAACACAAAACCTACTGATGTTGTGGTTGAATTATTATTTCAAATAACAAACGCCGCAACAGGTGAAGGTGGGGGTAATTTATGAATAGAGTGATAAGAATTAAAAATTGTCAAGAGTCATCGGATGTATATTGCGGACAGACGATAGCCGCAAGTGAATATTATACAATACAGAGCGATACGGAGCGTTTCAAATTTGCGGTTGACTCAAAAATAAACCAACACCTTTGGTCAGATCCGGCGAAAATACTCATCAATGACGGCGATAAAGATTTAGACGTAGAGACTGGTGATCAATGGTTGAAACTGATAGATAAACAGGAACTGGATGGAAAGAAGATAGTTCACCAAACATCTCGTCCCCTTGGAACATATACTTATTTTTCTGGGGCAAACGATGACCAAACAGATCCACATGCAGTCGGTGGAGATGAGACAAACATATTACATCTGGAATTACCTTCCGGTACAAATTCAATTGTCAAATACATGGATTTAAATATCATACAGAACCCAACATATGTGCATGAGGGTTATCTTCAGTGGCATGATGCGCATGGCGATATAATAAAGATGGAAATAACTCCAAAAGTGACTGATTATTCCGCATCCTCGGATACAAATTATAACTTATACGGCGGTTATCTGATTATTCCAGCCGCAGGTGATGGAACTATTTCAGTGGATAGTGAAGATATGGAATTAGTGCAATGTGTTGAGAATGAATTCGGAGTGAAGCCAGCAGGGTATTGGAACGCTGATTGGAATACAACAAACAAGGAATTTGAGAATATCGCAGCCGCACCGAGTGGTAACGGTGATTATAATATGTTTGGGGTTGAGGTAGTGTTGGCGAGATTCTGTAACTGGATCCCAGTGCTTGGAAACGGTTTTGTGCAATTGCAAAGTTCAGATCAATCTCAACTCGGTCACGGATCAAGATTGAAGGCGACAGCAAAAACAAAGGGAGATGCACATGAATGGTGTTGTGCATGTTTTCTTACAATGCACAGAAAGAAAACCTGTTAGGAGGTATTATGAAACTACCACCAAGAGGTGTTAAAGTGGAAGACTTGAAATGTAAGAAGTGTGGAAAAACACAGAAGGAATGCAAACCAAAGGATTGCACTGATCCTGATTGTCCATATAAGAAGGAGCAGCAAGAATGAATTGGTTGAAACGAGTATATTTTAAGATAATGAGTTGTTTGTGTTGGTTGGTTGCAAGAGGAACGGGTTGGATTCACGCACCCTGGACGCATAAAATAACATCTTATGAAGATGTGTTAAGGTTATACGGCACGATTAAAGTAGGAGATATTATATTAACAAGAACCAGAGGTGAGATGTCAACGCTCACCATACCCGGACAATGGAAACATTCAGCTATATATATAGGGGATAAGAAAATATTACATGCTATTTCGCCGTGCGTCACGAAAGCATATTTGGCGGATTTAATAATGAAAACAGACTATTTCGCTGTTATGAGAATGAAGGATATGACCGAAGAAGAAGGGAAAGCTATTGCGGGATATGCACTTAAATATCTTGGTAGGGATTATGATTTTGGTTTGCAAATATGGGATGAAGACGAGATGTATTGCTCTGAGATTGTGTTCCATAGTGTTAACAGTGTCCGAGAGAATTACATTGAGCTTAGATATAGAATGGGTTATCCTACTTTCACGCCAAATGATAATTATAAGGCGAGAAAGAAATTTGATTTGATAACGGAGTTAAGATAATGCCACAAGTAATAGACGGACCCAAAGAACTGAATGAATTACTTGAAAGTGTATATTCTTCCTGTATAATTCAAGGTGGAAGTGAACAATATTGTTCACAAATATCTTGGACGGCTGCCAAGAATGCAGGATGGAAAAAAGATAATGAAGGCAAGTGGGTAAAGGAGAAATCCATGAATAAAGGATTAGGTACAGATGGGAAACCAAACCAAGGAAAACCTAAAACAGATGAGGAAAGATTGAAAGAACATTTTGGTGCCGATTGGAAAAACCATACAGTTGATGAATTACCCCCACATGGAACAGGATTAGGAAAGAAAAAGAAGAAAAAGAAGAAGGATAAGAAATACAAGAAAGCAGTATGGACAGGAGCCTATATTAATGATCTCCCTGATGCTGCATTTGCATATATTGAGCCAGGTGGAACAAAAGATGATGAAGGAAAAACTAAACCACGTGCATTAAGACATCTTCCTCATCATAATATGAGTGTAAAGAATCCAAATGAAAAGGATTCAGTTGATCTTCCTCATCTTAGGAACGCACTTGCAAGACTTCCTCAAACAAACCTTTCTGATGTAGCCAAAGCAAAGGCAAGAAAACATTTAAAGATGCACGCCAAACAACATGAAATTGGTGAATTTGCTAAGAATTTAGATGAGGCAATTGAGGGAGTAGAGAAAGCAATAAACAAATTTAATGAATCTAAATTTTGGGAAGGGGTCTTATAATGGCTGATAATGAAGGCGCATATGTTACATATAAGGAATTGTTGGAAAGGTTATATCCTTCACAATATGTAAGTGAAAAAAGTGAAATAACCCTATCCAATAAAGTAGGAGATGTGTTTGAATATGCCGATAATACCTTCACTTTAGCAGAAGGCGATATACTTTGCCAAGACGTATATGGACAAACAATAACTGTATTACAAACAGGTCCAGATAGAATAACATTAGACGATGGGTCGAATATAGTTGAAGGTACAGCATATGTGTTTAGGGCAACAAAAACAGTTTTGGAATTTCATGCCCTGAGATTAATGGCTATGCAAACCGTTGATTTATATACAGGACAATGGTTTAATAAACGCACACTTACAGTTGAAATTGAAGGAAATAATTC